CGTGAGTTAGGCATAACAGTAATAGCATTAGCACAGTTAAATAGAGAGGCAAAAAACGCACGCCCGGAACTAACAGAGTTAAAAGAGAGCGGACAGATTGAAGCTGATGCAGACGTTGTACTGTTTCCTTTTAGACCTGCTTATTACGAAGACGTAAGACCTGCAGTCGAAGACGCTGTAATAGTTATAGCTAAAAATAGACACGGTCAGTGCGTAGATATTCCATGCACTTTTGAGGGTGCTTTAACACGATACAAAGAAAACTTATAAAAACAACCTACCGCAAATTGCGACAACTTATGAAAGACTACACATACGATTACATGACACTAAAGGCACGCCACGAAAGAATGAAAAACGTACACGATGCTAAAATAAAAAAACTACAACTTGAGATTGATATGCTACGAGGCAAAATCATTACGCCAATGGTAATACCTAAATTTGATTTAGAACTTGGTGAGGTGCTGCAAATAGTCAGTGAGATAACACAGGTATTTCAAGATGACATAATCAGCCACAAGCGAAATCGTGAGATGGTAACTGCACGAGCTTTGTTTTGTTACATCTGCCGGGTGAAGATGAAGAAGTCGCTAAAGTACATTGGTCGCTTTATAAATCGTGACCATAGCACCGTCATACACCTGGTAAGCAACTACGATAATTATCTCAACATGAAATACAAAGCTGAAACCATCTACTATAATGCCGCAGTCGATAGATTTAACAGTGCGCAGGGGAATTGAGTTTTTGTCAATAATTTTAGACACCGACACTGAAGTAATCTACTACGCAAAGAAATACATTAAACAAGGATGGGAAGTGTACAGCATAGACAAAGGCGCAAAGATTACCTTGACTTATGGGTATGAATAAAATGTGTATAAATTACACAATAATGCAATTATCTTTGATATATCAAAAGGGCGCAAATAATCTCAGAATTAACTACTCAGTCATGGGTACGGGATGTTTGCGTCAAAGTTGGTAAGGAGTTAGCAAGTGACCTATACCAGGAGTTGTTCTTAATTTTATGTGAGAAAGACGATAAGTGGATTGAGGAAAAATACGCATCGGGTTACTGGGAAGGTTTTGTAATTCGAATTGTAATGAATCAATACTACGGTAAGTACACAAGTTTCGCCAAAGGTTTTCTTAACCCAATAGGAATGGAAGACGTAGACCAACTTGAGTTACCTGCTGACGAATACAACATACAAAGCGACCTTATGCAGTTATGCGTTGACAAGGTCGTGAGTGAGCTTGATTGGTATCATATGACTGTATGGACTCTTTACCGTGACGGAGACAAAGAAAAGAATGTCGCTCAGATGAATGCCCGATCATTGAATAGAAGCACCGGAATAAGCCGCCACGAGATTTGGCGAGTGATTAAAATGGTAAAAGAAAGAGCAACCAAATACTACGAAGATAAATATGGCAAACACTTTGATTGAGATTTGCGGCATTGCAAGCGCAGGAGTTATCCTCGTTAGAAATTGGACTTATAGGATAGGGGTTAAGCCTTTTACTTGTGAGTTATGTATGGCGTTTTGGTTAGGCGCGTTATATTTCCACACGATAGAAGGTTTGACCTTTGCCTTTTTGAGCGCAGCCATTGCAACCCTGATAAACAAATACCTATGAACGACGAACAAATAAATTTCACTATGACAGTGTTACGCCCAGCGTATATGCTTTATCGTGATACCCAAGTATTCAAGTTGACACCTTCACAAAACGTACAACTTGGTGAACTTTACAAAGAGATTAACGGAAGACCTATGCCAATGTGCAGTACCTGTGTAGTTGAAGGGGTGCTGTCTATGGTGATCAGAGCCGAAAGTTTACAACAAGCACAAATCGCAACGGATGAACAACGACCAAAGCGTAGGCGCAAATAGTTTTAACGGTAATTGGAATGACCGGACTTGCTTTGAATGGGAGATGGCTAACGGTATTACCCTTGAGAACCCAGGCTTTGTTCGGATGTACGAGGCAACCGCAAAGGTAATCTCTGAGTTAATACCCTTTGAAAAGTTTACCGATTTAGGTGGTGGGGTAGGAGCATACTCAAAAGCAATGCGTGACATCGGCAAAGAGGTACACTACTACGATGCTAACATTCACCATCACGAGTACGCAAGCGAACGCAGAGCAGCCAATCGGTATCATTTCGGTGACTTCACCAATATGAAAATCACCGGTGACTTGATTGCAATGATAGAAGTCGCTGAGCATATTGCTGACGAAAAATTGATACCTTTTTTGACAAGGGTTGAATGCAACTACTTTCACTTTAGCAGCACGCCACTAACAAATAAGATGGATGCTGATTGGGGGCATATTAATATAAAGCAAGAACCTGAGTGGATTGCGTTATTTGAGAGCTGCGGATTTAAGTTTTTGCAAAAAGTTCAATACCCGACATATTGGTCTTTGCTATTTACGAAATGAAGAAACACACTCTACTTTATATGACTCACTTTGGTTATGATATTAGCGATTTCATATCTTGCGAAATTTGTGGAGCAAGAGCAGTTGACATTAACCACATTGATGCAAGAGGAATGGGTGGAAGCAAGACAAAAGATACGATTGAAAACTTGATGGCAGTTTGCAGACCTTGTCACGTATTTTACGGAGATAAAAAAGAGCATAAAGAATATTTAAAACAAAAACATCAAGAGGCTTTAAACAAAGTAAGTACAAAGTAATGCGAGAGATAAAAGGCAGAAATGGTGGCACGCTTAAGGTACCCGAAAAAGGGGAAACAGCAAACCCAAACGGCAGACCTAAAAAGTTTACCACCGAACTCGCAGAGCATGGGTACAAACTAAGCGAAGTAAACGACAGCATACAGGCGATCATGGCAATGAATGAGACCGACATCAAAGAAGTCCTGAAGAACGCAGATGCTACGATGTTGGAGAAGACAGTTGCCCGTGCGATAATCAAGTCATACGAAAAAGGCAGCCTTTACTCAATGGACACTTTGCTAAGTCGTGTATTTGGAAAACCCAAAGAAACTATTGACGCAAGCGTAGAAGCTAAAATAGTTAACGTAACTTTGAAATTGGATTAACCGCACAAGAGTACAAGATACCGCACAAGATTAAAGGGAAAATATATGGAAGACATCACATTTTTAGGTAGTGCCTGGTCAGATGACTACGGCATCAGCGTAGCAGTAAACTACGAAAAATTACAGCAAGCAATTGCAGACGGAAAACTTGAGGTCAACAAGTACGGAGATGTACGCATCCGAGTTCAGAAGTTGAAAGAGGCAAACAGCAAAAGCAAAGCGACTCACTATGTTGCCGTGCCGAAGCCAAAACCCGACAGCCCATTTTGAAAATCCTTTGTTTATTAGACGGTATTAGTGGCGTGTCCTTCCATAGGTTGTACACGCCCTATGCCCGTTTACAACTTGACCATGACGTTGTCGTTGACATCTCGCAAGACAAAACCGAGTGGGCAGATTTGCCGTATGAGAAATACGATGTCGTTGTGTTTAATCGTTGGTTAGGACATTTGCAGTACAATATATTGCCAATCCTTGCAGCAAAGAAAATCCCGTTCATTTGCGATAATGATGACTATTGGGTTGTGCCACGTTACAATCCAGCATATCAGTTTTATCGTGCCTATTTAAAAAACGGAGTTAAGGATGCCATCACTTACGCTGATGCTGTCAGCTGCACTACGCCACAACTTGCAGAGGTGATTAGACCGTTCAATCCCAACGTGTACATTTTGCCGAATGCTCTTGACCCAGCACAGCCGCAATGGAAAGTCACGCAGACAATCCGTTCCCATAAACCGACAATTGGATGGGTTGGTGGTATCTCGCACCTGGAAGACATCAAGTTGTTAAGCGGACAAATCAAACGCATTTGCGAGAAGTACGGGTATCGTTTCTTAATGTGCGGATTTCACGGAAACTCTAAAATATGGAGAGAAATGGAATACGCAATCACCGGTGAATCACCAATTAACAGACCGCATTGGTTTGACGTCAGAGAAGGCACGAGAGCAGACATATACGGCACTTACTATTCAGAGATAGACATTGTACTCGCACCATTAACAAAGACCAAATTTAACCGCTACAAAAGCGAATTGAAGATAGTTGAGGCGGCTGCATATTCTCTGCCGATTGTCGTGAGCAAAGTTGAACCGTACACAAACCACGGTAACAATTTAGGGGTGTTTTTTGTTACAGACAACGATTGGGTAACGCCCTTGAAACAGCTGATAGAAAGCGACAAGAGCAGTCAAGTCGGTTCGGTTAACGCTGCCTATTGTGACGTGAACCACAACATACACGTAATTAATCACGATCGCATGGAAATGCTTCGTAAGGTTATAGGTTAACAATTGCGATAAAAAAGTAAACTTATAGGTTAAAAAATGCAGATTAATAAAATATATAACGAGAACTGCCTTGACACAATGTCAAGAATGCCTGACGAGTTTATAGATTTGACCGTTACTTCTCCACCTTATGATAATTTGAGAACTTACAATGGATATTCATTTGACTTTGAAAGTATTGCAAAAGAATTGTACCGAGTAACAAAACAAGGCGGTGTTTTGGTTTGGATTGTTGGAGATGCTACAATTAAAGGAAGTGAAACTGGAACAAGTTTGAAACAAGCATTGTATTTTAAGGACATTGGATTTAATCTTCATGATACAATGATATGGGAAAAACATAGTTTTAATCATGATTATAGAAGAGCAAGGTACAAGCAGTATTTTGAATTTATGTTCATTTTAAGTAAATGCAAACCAAAAACATATAATGAAATAAAAGATGTACCAATAAAAAATGCAGGTAAAATAATAAAATCCTCTAAAAGATTACCAAATGGAACTATGCGAGATTATGGTTATATAAAGTTAAACGACTTTCAAGCAAGAAGTAATATTTGGAAAATAAATAGTGAAAATAAACCATTACATCCAGCTCCTTTTCCT